CTGGGTGATCGTCTGTTACTACCAGATTAACAAAAGCCTCTACGCTCTTAGGGTCAAAGACTTCATCAGGAGACCTATAGACGCCTATTTTTTCATAGCGCCTGTCATCTAAGCCCAGCTCTAAGCCGTAGTATTGTTGTACACCTGTCCGGGCTAAAGTTACTGGCGCTGTTAAAAATCCTGTGTCTTTATCTATGGTAGCTTTAACAGTGGTAAAAGCGTCAAAGGTTAAGCCAGCGTCTTTAGCGTGTATAGCCTGAGCTACTTCTAACGCTTTCTCCTTAGCGCCCTCTCCAGTAAAACATACTCCTGAGTCTCCCCACTTCCAGCCTTTTTTACCGTATTTTACACACTCCATTAATGGCATAATTTTAGACTCCCTCTACCTCTATTATAGGTGAATATGTACACCTACAGTTAATATCTGTTACACCGGGTATAATATATTTTTGACATTTACTTGACCACGCCCCTTGATCTAATTTAAAGCGCTTACCATTAAGCTGTTTATGACACGGTCTTACTCTCTCATCTTCACTGGTACGGTAGATACCCTCTGTAATACCCAGAGCCTCTGAGCGCCTTACATTTATCTGAGCATTAATGGTCTGTACTTCATTCATGGCTATAGTTTTAATACGTCCAGCCAGCTCTTTATTAGCGCCCTTTTGTATCTCTTTAGCTATGGTACTATAACGAGCGCCAGAGACTACACCATTATTAACTATTACCTCTACCTGTTTAAGATATTCAGCCGGGAGACTTTCTATAAGGCTTACGTTTTTACTCACGCTTAAACTTATAAAGTCCTCAAGACCCTCTGAGGCTACTACCTGACTCATGTCTATACCTGTAGCGCCTCTAAGCGCTCTATCAAAACGCTTTTTATTTTTCTTAATAGTCTGGTTAACCATACTCTCAGCTGAGGTACGGCTAAAACCAGCTACTATGTTTCCTTTAAATTTAAAATTGAGCCTGTTAAAAATATTATTAATCTCTGTACCTATATTATCTTTTATCTGACTCAGGCGCTGTCTTGAGTCTGTTAACATCTCACTAACAGAGTCAAGCCAGTCAAAAAGATAAACGCTTTTACTATCCTTAGGCTCATTATAATTATACTCATAATCATTTATACTTTTAAAACGCTTATCAATGCGCTTGAATAAAGCTTTTATAGCGTCCTGACTTCCATCTAATACATACGCTGGCTCTTGAGATTTTAAAAAAGGTAATAGCTCATTTTTAATCTCCTCTATCATAAACTTACCTAAGAGGTTAAGCTGTTTACGGTACTCACGCTCTACACCCTTGAGACTTTTGACCGGGTTAACTATTTTTTCTTTTTTCTTAATTGCCATTTAGTCAAGGTCTCCAAAGTCAGGGTCTAACTCCTCAGCATTTTTCTCTTGCTCTACTCTCTCCTCATCTATAGTAGGATAAGTACCCGCCTCAGCCAGAGAGGACATAGAGTCTGTAGGCTCTATTACATTCTCTCCTAAGTATATCTGGTCTCTCTGGGCTTTCTTTAAATCTACCTCAGCCTGTTCTGTCTCTGTCAGCTGTTTAAGCGCTTTAAAGGTAAAGTCTATAGGCTCAGGGTCTTTAAAAAGACTCATAGACATTATAGTATCTAACCACTCCAGCTTAGGTCTTATATCATTCTCCTGTAGAGCCTGTACATCATCATAGTAATTATACATATCACTTTCACCTGTGGCGTTCATACCAGAGGGAGAGATACCTATAAGTCTGGTCACTGGTATATTAGACGCCCCGGACACTTTCTGTATAAAACGGTCATCTATGTCAGGTAGCCCTGCAAAAGTTAATTGTTTTTTCTCATACTCATCATTTTTATCAAGCGCTATACCATTAATAACGCTCTTCATCTCTGACGCCAGTTTAAGACGCTTTATAGCCAGCTCATCTTTTTGGTTAGCTATAAGATTATTAAAGCCGTCAATACGGTAGACATCTATAGAGGACTCATACACTAAATTAGCTATGGCCTGTGAAGTAATTTGACTATCGCTTATAGCTTCCCACATTTTAGTAAACACAGAAACGCCCCAATAATTATTAGCCTCAAGCTCCAGTATAGTGGGTATGATACCATGAAACTTTAACACCCGGCTATGATGAATATTTTTACCTTTACGTGATACCATGTAATAATCTGGTTTACCAAAATTACCAGAGAGTATGTCTCTATTAATTGTACCGGGGTGTATATTATAACGGTCTAATACTACAAAATTTTTAAGGCTACCCTCTTGTATATCATCTACAGCTAAAGGCTCACTGGGGTCTTGACCCTCTATAATAGCTATTATAGCTGACCCGCCAAATACCCTTGACCACTTTAACGCCCGGCTTAATTTACTCTTAATACCATAATCTTTCTCAGCCTGTTCAAACTGTTCTTTTTTCTCAGCGTCTGAGATATTAATTATACGCCATTTACGTAAGGCGTCATTGACAGGTATATCTACTACCTTAGACGCCAGCCAGTTATATGTATACAGATTATTAGCCAGCGCCTGTGTAATACGTAAGCCCTTTACAAAAGACTTATATTGCCGGGCGTCCTTATCAGACCCCAGACCTTTAAGGACATTAATAAAACCGTCATAAGTATTTTTTACTGTCTCTTTTATTTTTTTCATTAACTAAGTCCTTATATGAATATATTAAAAATTACTTTTACTCTATCTGGCGTCAATGCCTTTAATAGTTACATTATATTTTTTTTGTATAAATTTAATTTGAGCCATTATAACTGGGTTAATATTTTCTCTTAATCTTAAAGCTAAATAACCATCTTTTTTATCTCTGTAAATAATAACGCCACACTTATCAGGTCTTAACTCCTCTCTCCAGTTACCTACTAAAAAAGCGCAATTAAAATTTTTACAAGCGTCAGGACGTGTAGCGTAAACATTACAGTCTTTACCTGAGCAATTAATACAGAGTATGTGCTTAGGTTTTTGTATCTCCTCTATGGGAAATACTCTACAGCACTCTACACAATTACCACACGTCACGATGATTTTTTAATCTCCTTTATAAGCATATTTCTCAATGTACCTATAGCTGTAGACGTACCCTGATTAACCCAGACCCTAATATCAATAGTATGCTCAGCTTTTGATAGAGAGCCTCTCCATAATGTAACAGGCGTACCGTAATACTCGTCAGTATCGCCAGTATAAGCGTGGCGCTCTGTTTCAGCCTCTAAAACACCGTCAACAAAAACTCCTACTATTGTACTCCTGTCTTTATTGTTTCCAAAAGTACCTGTAAAAAATACCTCTATCTCATTGTTAGCGTCCTGAGGCGTAAAGGTCTTTGTCATTTCATCAAGTATCTCAGCTGTAGCACTTGAGGTAGCCGTAAAAGTAGGGTCAGAGGTTGTACCTACTATATACTCCTCAAAGATAACACTCTTGACCTCTTCAGCTATTTTTAGATTATCAGTACCATTATTAACCCTTGCACCTGTTACGTTACCAGCAAAGCCATTGAGAGTAGCCCCAGAGTCAATGTCATAAGCCTCATCTGTCTCAAGCGTACCTATGTTAAGATTAACTGTACCAGAGACTACCTTGATACCTTTACTATTAGTAATACCTGTCTTAGGCTCTACTATACTACCTACGCTACCTGACATATCCCCGCCATTATTTTTTATAGCGTACCCGGTAGCGCTGTTCTTAATTATCTGATTAACATTACCTACATATTGACCAGTCGTACCACTGGTAGAGCCTAAGCCAGCGCCTTGCTGTACAAGTATCTTTTTAACATCATAATATAAAATGCCGTCAAGGTCAGTAGCTAAATTTACAAGGCCGTCAGCTGTTAATGAAGCGTTTATTTCATCAGCTTTAAAGATAGTCTTTTTTGTCTGTAAGACTGGTTTTACTACAGCGTCACTTTCAGAAATTACACGTTTAAGTATACAAGAAATATCATCAGCAAGGGTAACGCTCCCTATA